TCAACTAAATATCCTGCTCCAGCTTCAGCAACATCTGTTCCAATTCTCCTGCCCCAACTTTGATTGGGGTCTCCAAACAACATATCTTGTCCAACAGCAAGTGCTAAATTACCGCCAAAACCTTTTATATGATTTTTAATTTGCTGGCGTTTTGACATTTTTTTGTACTTTTCAAATTCAGCATCATATCTCTTTAAATCTTCTTTAAATTTATTCTCACTGTTATGGTATTTTTCAACTTCTCTTTCATATTGTTTTTTACTTGTTTCAAATTCCTTATTCGCTTGAACCAATTTATCATAAGCAGCTTTTTGCTTTCTATATTTTGAGCTGCTTTTTGCATTTTTCTTTGATGGCGCATTTCCTGGAGATGGTGGTTTTTGTTTATCAAAAATAGGTTTTTTTTCATTAAAAACAGGTTTTGTAGGCACGGACAATGATTTTGATTTACAAAAATGTTTATAAATTTTATATAGTCCCATAGGTAATCCTAACATTGTTGCGCATATAAAAATTTTATCTTCCAAAGAAGCATTATTTCTATCTTGAGGTGAACTTGTTACAATTTGCACCTTTGCTTTTCCTGTTTCAAACAAATATGAAATTTTACCCCACCATAAATTATCATTATTTTTATTTTCTTCTTCTCCAGGAGCTACTTGTGGTGAAGCAAATGCCGTTGATGCACCAACAACTCCCATTGCTAATGCTGATAAACCTATTACGCCAACGCTTTTTGCGCCACCTGCAATAGAAGAAGGATGTCTAATTGTATTAGCTGAACTTTTTAACACATAGCCTAATCCTTTTTTTGCTGCCACTCCTGCCATAACAACACCTGCTGTTGTTTTTATTGGGTCTTCTGCAAATGTATTTAGTATTGATTTGCCAAATGGCGAATTCAAAAATCCACCAATCATTTTAATAACTTCAACCATAGATTTTGCATATTTATCTATTTTTAATCCCAACCATTTAGCAAAATGATTTAGTTGGCTTCCTAATTGAGTATCTAAAATGTTAGCAATACTATTCATATGCTTTTTATATTCAGCTTTTATTTTTTGCGATTCAGCTAATTGATTCGATGCCTGTGCCAATTGTTGCAACATATCCTGTGTCATTGTTACTGGCGCCATTGGGTCATTTTGCTCATCAAAACCTTTTAACTTTTCTTTTATCTCGCCATATTTACCTTGTTGTGCTAAATTTGTCAATACAGACGATTGCTTTTGAGTGTAACCTTGTCGCATTAATCTATCTTGTAAATCCAACGCTCCTTCTGGAGTGTTTGCTCCACCCCATCTATCACCGAAAAACGATGATTCTTTAAACAATCTATCAACCATAGTATCATAATGAGAATCCATTGGTTTTCCATTCTCATCATGACTAAGCAAACCTTTGTTTACCATAGTGAACGGGTCATCTTTTTCTCCGTTCATGATTCCCCAAAATATGCTTCGACCCCAATCATGACTCATTTTGCTTTTTGCACTAGCCGTTTCAGATACCATTTGTGAAGCGTCTTCAACCCTAAGACCATTATACCCTGTTATTGACTCAACTGCATGAGCAACTTTTGGTGCACTTACCCCTAAATCTCTTAATGAGCTAGACAATTGATTTACTGTAGCAAACATTTTTTCCATGGGTACATTTGATTGTCTTGCTGAACCTTCCAATTTTCTAAATTCTTCAACCGTATCAGATACAGACATCCCCATATCTTTATAAAAGTTTTTAATAAATCCTTGTGTTGCTTCATCAGGTAAATCATATAAAAGTTTATCAGGTAACAATTGCTCTGTGAATTGTCGCATATCTTCTCTGTTTTGACTAGGAGAAGAATTATATTGTCCACCAACATTTTTTACTAAACTAGAATAAAAATTTGCAGGAGCATCAAACCCAGCTTGTCCATAAGTTAACCCAAAAAATGATTGACCCATGCCATAAGAAATTGCATTGTTTCTCGAATGACTAGGATTTAACCCCATTGAAGCATCTGACATAGAAAGTTGATAATTCATTTTACCGTTTGCTTTATATCGGTCTAATATTGTTTCTAATGCATGTAATGGGCTAAATAAAGCTCCTATACCTAATGCACTTAATCCACCTGCTAATATACCTACAACTAAATTTTTAGCTTTACCCATTGCTCTAAATACAGTGGCTAAATTTTCAAAAGGCTTTTTTAAATTATCTACTTTTTCAACCTCTTGTTTCAATGCTTTTTGTCTTTCTTTTAATGCCTTATAAACTTCATCATGCTTTCCTATTTCTTCAAACGCAACAACAATCTTGTTTACAAAATCTAATGATTGTTTTGCAGATACTTTCATTGATTCAAAATCTGCACTATCTTCTTGATTCATTCCTGCATATTGAATCCATGAAATATTTAAATTATTTAATAATCCAACTTGTTTATCTGCTACTTGTATTCCTATTTGTCCTGCATGTTCTAAATTTCCACTAACACCTGCATCAAAAACGCTTTCATTTCCATCTTGATATGTAGCAACACTTTTTGACACTTGTTCTAATTGTCTATTTCCCAAAGAAATCGTTCTTGATAGTTCTCGATTATGATTGGCAAAATTAGAACCGCCAAATACAGAAAATTTATCCATATTTAACCGATTCGTTAAATTAAAATACACGGAATCATTTAAATTGGGCGAACCGACACTGTTTGCTCTACGTATATCATACGCTGCTACATAATTATTAGAAGCTGAATTATTTGTAGTTATTTTTTGTTTCAATTCTGATGCCGATTTTTGCAATTTTTTTAAATAAATTGTTCGCTCTAATTTTTGAAAATCGTCAAATATTGGTTTAATACTGACTGTTGAAAAATTTAATTGCGAAATTAAATCCCCAATATTATTGTTGTTTCCCTCTTTGTTCAATATAGAATCTAATATTGTTGATGTTTTTTCACTTAATGACATGTAATCTTTAATTGAATGAACTACTTTTTGAGAATCATCTTCTGAAATACCATCTGCATCAAGAATATCCTTTAATTGAACAACAACCTGCATTAAATTTTCATTCATTCCACTAAGAGAGTTTACCGTTTTATTTAAATCTGTTCCTTTTGCGCTTGCTAATTGTTTCTTTGTATCATTAATAGCAGATAGCAACGTTGAATTATTTGATTCTAATTGACTTATTTTTTCCAACACACCATCATCAATTACTTCCAAGTCATCTATGATTTGTGTGCCGTTTTCCGATATGCGTTGCATTTGTTCAAGTTGAGACCGCAAAGAATCACTTAATTGACTGGTTAGCATATTATTATTCGTTATATCAACATTTCCACTTGATAATGCTTTTATTGCCTTTGGTATTAATTCAGAACCAAATGCATCACCAAAATTTTTAACCAAGCCATCTTTTAATTTTATATCAACATCATTAATTATATTACCAATAGAATCTACATGATTTACAATGTTGTTAATAATTGTTCTGTCACACGCTAAATCTTGCATACTAGTGCTTAATTTAGCTAATTGTCTTTTTACTTTTTCATCATCTGTTAATGATATTTGACTTTGAACAACCTCTGATAATTGATGTAAATCTCCTAAAGAACTTAATGACATGATTATTTTATCATTTATTTGTTTTTGAGATTTTGTATAATTGTTGACGAAATCATCTAACTTTATTGATTGTATATTATTAAATGCTTCTAATACATTGTCTAAATATTGTTTGCACAATGTAATTGTATCCGTCATTTCCTTAGAAAAATCTTCAGTAGAAGCGGAAAATAAATTTAGCATAGATTGCACGTCATTAACATTTTTGACCATTTTATTTATTTGTCGTTGTTCTTGTTCATAATCAAGCGTTGTTTGTGTTTCTACCAAACTTGACCCCACTTCAACTGAGTTTTTCATTTACAAACCCTCCATATATTTTATCTATTTGCAAGTTGCGAATTAATTGCAAGTATTGCGCTTATCATATCTTTTGAAGTCTTTTGTGTCGCAGCTTTTACAGAATTAACCTGTTTATTAATATCTTCTAATTGTTTCTTTACTTTATCTCCACTATTATCAACAGCAGTTATTTCAATTTTAACCTTTTCTTGATTTTCAGCCTTATTTTCTTCTGTGGCTTTATCTTGTGCTTCTTGAATCTTGCGCTGATTTTCCTTATATGCTGCATTATTTTGATTATTAATTGCATCTTTTTCTGCTTGCGCCTTATCGTTTGCAGCTAACAATGTTTGGTCTGCGTTTTTATATGCATGATATGTAGGTGGTTTTGGTTCATATTTTGCATCAAGAACTTTATTCATTTCAAGCGGACCAGTACTTGCCTTTCCATCTTTATTTAATGCAACCTTACCATCACCCGTAAATGCACCGTTTAATCCATATCCATATCTATCAAAATCTTTTTCTCCAGAATTCATACGGAAATTTTTACGAACACCTGCTAATGTTAAACTTTTTCCATTAGCTGATAATGCAGTTGTTCCATCAATAATTAACTGACCTGTTGCCACTTTATCTTTTAACAATTCTGCATTACTTAATCCACCACCCATTTTACCAAGTTGTGTTAATAATGCATCTCTACCTTTCATTGCATTATTCAATGCTTCTTCAGGCGTTTGCGCCGTATTACTCCCAACACTATCTCCTGCTCCAGGAGTATAATTATCAGGCAAACTTCCTGTAGCTCCTAATCCCTCTGCATTACCATACGCTTGCCATTTAGAAGCGTCAAAGTCTTGTTCGGTAACACCAGAATCTGAACCACCTGAATGAATAAACTTACCATTACCAATATATATTCCTGTATGACCAATATCATATTTTCCAGGTCTAGTACCTTCTCTGAATAATAATGCTCCTGGTTTTATTTTTGAAAAATCAGTTGATAATGCTCCAGCTTCTTTCATTTGACCATATTGGTCATCTGCCTGTCTTGCAAGAGTTATTCCACCAGCTGCATAAGCAGTTTGTGTCAATAAACTACAATCATAATCACTATATGAAGAGCCAACCAAACTCTTTGCTTTATTAATTATTTTTGCAATTTGACCATTTTTATTATCTGTAGTAGATGGTGGGTTTGCATTATATTTTTTACGTATAGCTTCTGCATCATCTGTTTTACCATTTCCTGAACCATCGCCAGTTTCATTTGCTTTATTTTGTAATGCTCGCGCTGTTGCCCATTTTTTTCTATCTTCTAATCCTAATCCATATTGTTTTCCCCAGTCACCATCAATTGCTTCAGAAGAAAATTTAGCGAAATCTTTTGCCCTATTATCATCACGTAAATGTTGGAATGCCGTGCCTGAATCGCCATATTCAGACACATATTTGGTTCCTCGTTCCCTGTCATATTCCTGCAACATTTGATATTCGTCTCTACCTAAATTTCTTTGACTTAATGGTATATCTTCATTATTTCTTTGTCGATATTGCTCATCATAAACCATAAATCTATCTGAAATTGGGCTACCATCTTTAAAATTATCACCCTGTTCATCATCATAAACATGATTCCAATAATAACTACCATTTTGTGCAGTATTATAAATAATTGGGGCATGTTCATTATCAGAATCACCGTATTCAGTCATTACATAATCTAAATATTGTGCGTGTGTATCACCATCATTTTCAGCAGCATATGTACCATCATTTTTAGCTTTATCTGTTGCTGCTGAAGTCTGCTGACCTGCCAAGAAACTTGCAACCAAATCACTCAATCCCATGGATTTCAACTGATTAAAGATATTATCCATGTATTGTTGTTGGTCTTTAGTTAATCCATCTAACTTCATTCCATGCTCACGCAATGCTCTATCTGCCGATTTAGCTCTATCATCATTAGAATTTACTAAACTATTTGAATTTTGTGTATATTTTTCTTTTGCACCATCAACTGTTTGCGTATATCTATCATGTTCTCGTTTAATACCATCATCATCAGATATACCAAACATTTTTTTTGCTTGATTTGCTAACCATTGACCTCCAGCAGAACCCGCTGCTCCACCTAATACTGTTCCTGCTGGTCCAACTGCGGAACCAGCAGCAGCGCCTAATAAGCCACCACCAACAGTTCCAATCATATCTAATGCGCCACGAGCAAATCTTTCGCCACCAGTAAATCTATCAGGATGTTGATAATAATCATATATCTCTGAACCTGCCGAAATCAATCCTCCAACCGCAGGTGCACCGTATCTAAGCATTTTACTACTGTTTTTACCAAAAGTAGATAAATCACCTAACATTCTTGATTCTTGATTCTGTTGTGCTCTACTATTTTCTCTATTGCTACGATTAGCATAATTAGCTCCAACCGTTGCCAATCCAAATGCGCTTGCAGTTGCAACCAAACCATTATCAGACATAAAGCCACTTTTTTTACCATCACTGTCTTTATCTCCAGGCAAATCTATTGTTGGTGAGTTAATCTTATTTATGATTTGTTGTTCTAAAATGCTATTGTTTTTATCTACATCACCTGTATTCGGAATATCCGCATTCGGAGAACCATTGTCAGGTGGAGTTTGGTCATCATCACCACCACGATTACCACCATATGTAGTATGAGAATCATCAGCCCAATCTTTATCTTGTTTATCAAACTCACTAGGTTTATTATCTTTCTGACGTTTTTCCCATTCATTCATAAACCCTGAATAATTACTCATATATTGAGATGATGCTTGCTCACCATTTACAGTTTGAGTTTTTGCAGTACCACTAGAAAACATTTGATATAGCTTATATGCACCATAGGCAACACCGCCCATAGCTGCCATTCCCAATGTTAATGGCAATGCTTTTCCTAAAAACCCTGCCGCTGCTCCAACTCTACCTTTACCACCAGATGGTAAATGCGTTGCTGCCTGAGATGCTTTATCTTTAATAAAAGCACCTGCTCTATTTTTTGCAAATCTAGCTGCCATCGGCAATCCAATTGCTGTTGCACCAACAACTCCAGCCGTTAAAAACGGATGGTCTCCTATCGTACTTGTTACTGTTTGACCAGCTTTTGAATTAAGAAAATCATCTAATCCTTTAGCAAATTCACCAATTTTAGTGACAATTGTATCCAATGCGTTAGCGAATCCTTCACGGAATATGCTAAGTGGGCCAGTTAAATAATCATTAATTGCTTCCCCAACATGTTTTTCTGCCATAGTTACATCAGCTTCAATTTTTTGTGTAGCTGCTAACTGCTTGGATGCTTCTGCAATTTTTTGTTTGGCATCAACCATAGCTTCTGCTAATTGTTGTTTACCACCATCTTTATGTGCATCTGCTTTTGATAACAAATCTGCAACTAATCCAGTATGACCTTTTTGTGCAGCATCAGCAATCATGGAACTATCTTTGTCGGTATAACCTCTTTGTCTTAAACTCTCAATAAACATTGAAAGTCCGGCACCATTATTTAATCCACCTCCAATAGAACCCTTAAACATAGCTTCTTGCATAACACGTTGTGCCATAACCTGATAATAATCACCACGTGGAGCACCTTTTTCATCATGAGACATTAATCCTTGACTTATTAACGAAATTGGGTCTCCACCTTGACCAGCCATCATACCAAAAAACGCACTACTGTTATAGTCCTTTGCCATGTTAGTGTTAGCTCTTGCTTGACTTTGAACTAAGCTCTGAGCATCTTCTACACGCAATCCTCTACCTACCAAAGCGTTCATTGAACTCAATACTTGTCTACCGTCAACTCCGCTTTCACGCAAGCTATTTGCCATTCCTGTAACTGTTTGTACATATTTTTCAACAGGAATACCAGCAGAATTTGCAGTTTGTGCTAAACTAACTAATGTATATGAAGCTTCATTAGCAGACATTCCCAAATCCTTATAGAATGTCTTCATCATATTAGCCACTGTAGAGCTAGAAATATCATAAACTTTACTTATTGCAAAAGTGTTTTTTGCAATAATGTCCATATCAGCGGCCGCCATGTTTGGAGATGAACCATAATGTCCACCGACACCATGAGCCATAGCATCTCTATATTTCATCGGTTCATCAAAACCAATCATGCCAGAAGTCATGGAATAATATTCGTCTCCAAGCGTTCTTGAAAACTCTTTCATTCTTGCAGGATTAAAGTCCGCACCCATATAAGCATCGCTTTTTGCCATGTTATATCTGCGCTTACCCTCATCTTCTTCTAACCCCACACCTTTTTCAATAAAGCTAATCGGATTTAATAATGCGCCTAATCCCAATAAACCAAGTCCACCTGCAAGCAAGTTCTTGAATTTTTTAACGCCACTCCAAATATCAGAAAAAATTGTTGCTAAATTACTAGATTTATCTTTTACTGAATCTACCTGATTTTTAATATCACTTAAAGCTTCACTTTGTGCTCGTAATTTCCCTAAAGTTTCATCATTTGGGTCAATTTCTTCCACGGCTCTTATTGTAGCATTAACATTTTTTAATGCTTCTTCTACAGATTTACCAAATCCATCCAATATTTTTTTATCATCAGGAGATAAACTTTTTCCACCGCCACTTTTCAAGTTCATTCCACTTGCAGTATTAATTACCGCATCAGCATTTGCGCTTGAAATTGTAGACATTCCACCCATAGCTGTTTGCATAGCTTCTCTATCTTGTGCATTTTTTGCGCGTTCCAGGTCTTGTGTCCATTTAGGCATTTGCATTTGTGAAAGAACACCTGTTCTTTTAGCAGTCTGAAGATTTTTTCCCAAATCAGATTCATTACCAAGTAAATTTCCCGTTTTAACATATTTATAAAACAATCCACCTGTTTTGCCATTTTTCGCACCTAATGCTTCTAAAGCATTGTTAGTTCCATCTATTCCACTAGCAACACCAGAAGCCAAAGTTCCATAATTTCTAGAAGCAATATCTAAATCCACTTTTTTTCTAGTTGCATTTTCAGGGTCAGGATTATTTATATTTTCGAATTCAGCCATATCTTGTTTTATTTCTTCTGAAATAGAGCTAGATATAATTGAATTTATTTCCTTTTTTGCATTCTCAACATTTTCCTGAAACATTTTTAACCCATCGGTTAAAATTTCAATTTGTTTTTGATATGCACTACTTTGTGAAGAATCTCCACCTTCTTGCCTTGAATGCCAATCTAATACTCGTATTTGACCTTCAATCATTTGTTTTGAATTATCTATAAAATCCAACAAATGATTTGAAGCTGAACGTTTAACATCAGAGCTATTATTAGTCTTGATTTCGTTCAACATACTAGTCATTGAACCAATCAAAGTATTACTAGTATTTTGAGTTAAATTTGCTTGCTGTTCATTTGTCAAGCCACCGTTCTTAATAGCCTGTGTTGTTTGGTCTGCAACATTTGAAATCTGTTTCAAAATGTCCATACCTGCAACAGTGGTAATGGAATTCATAACAGAGTCAATAAATTCTTTACTGTTTGCATTCATCTGATTAACTTTAGACATGTGTTCAAACAGTGTATTAATTGTTTCAGATTGGTCTTTTAATTGTTGTGCTTGATTCTGAAAAACTTCCTGTGCTTGTGCACCTGCTTGTTCAGCAGATTGACTTGCAGAATCAGCTTCATGTCCAAATTGACTTGCTGAGCTCTGTGCTTCCTTCATTGCATTATTAAAAGAATTAGCTTTAGTTGAATTTTCACTCATTTTTTCACTAATTTTAGACAATATATCATTTACTTGTGCAAATCCAGAATCAACGTCTCCAATAATTGACTTTATTGAATCACTAGAGCTAGAACTTAATCCCTGTCTAATTCCTTCATCAATTGCATCAGCAATTTCACTTGAATTGACATTGTTTTTGATATTATCAAAAACACTTTTTAATTCAGCAATCTTACTTTCAACATTACTTGTCTGCAACTGTTGACCTTTTTCTGAAAGTTTAGCAGAAACATTTTGAATATCGCCAACCAACTGTGATAATGTTTTTATATCACTCTGAAAGTTCTGGTTCATATTTTTATTATTATCTGTTATTGACTTTAATACAGAGTTTAATTCTCCGACTTTCTTTTTAACATTATCTAAGTTATTAATAATTTCCGTGCTACTTCCATCATTAATATTTGTAGAAGTAGCACTGTCCTTAGTAGACGTATCATAACGATTAAATTTTGAATCCATTAATAAATTCCACCACCTTTATTATTTAATTTCTATTGCATCTAAATCATCAGGATTTACACCTGCTTTTTGTGCATCTTCATTAATTGACTTTATTACTTTTTCATTCTCTTTATCAGCCATTTTTGTATTAGCAATTGCCCTACTTAAGAAATCTTCCTTAGATTCTGTAGCATTACCCTTTCTAACGTCATCTGACAATTCTGTTATCTCATCTTCATTCATAAACATTTTCATTTTTTTGTCAAAATCTTCATCAACCGTTGTATCTTTATATGAGATAATTTGATTCGGGTTATTTGGGTTCACTTCTTCGTGAGCTTTTGTTTTATTTACTTTATTCGGCTTCAATCCTTTAGCTTGTGCTTCAAGTGAATTTTCTTGCTCCCTTACTTTCATTGCCAATTCAGGATTCATATAAAATGCCATATAATCCATTTTGTTTTTTAATTTTTCTTCTTCTTCTTTTTCATCTTCTAACAATTGATAATAATAATAAAACCACTGGTGGTCATTCATCTTTTTAACTCTATCTTCTGTTGGTAGTGCTCCTGCTGATTTCATCACTTTAAATCTAACACGAGAAAAGAAATCTTTACTCATTTCTTTTATCTGTTCTAAGTTATCAATTGCTTCTAACTGCATCTTATCTAATTTTTGATATTCCGTAAACAGTTCATCGATAACCTGCGTTGGCAATTTTGGAAAAATTAACTCTTTTGATTCATCATCAACTTCAATATTATTGATTGATATTAATGCTGTTTTAACAACTGTTATTTTAAAATTTAACCAGCTGGTTGCATCATCATGAACAATCGTAGAAATAGACCATACCTTTGCATGTTCTTGACGATTTAATGTTTTAAATCCCCAATCTTTATTAAATCTATTGATTATTTTAATGCCATATCCATTAAAAATTATTTGTTCTAATAAATCTTTCTTTTCTTCTTCTTCTTTTTTCTTATCGTCCATTATCTCACCAACTTTCAATTATCCTTACTAATAATAAAATAAAATGTCTGTTACGTTTCATTACCAATAAAAAAAAGAGATACAATTAAGTATCTCTTTTTATATCAATAAACGTCAGCATAAGAAATCGTTGCTTGCTCTGCCACCGTAATATTCTGTACGGAATACGTTTTAGAATAACTCTGAATCCAACAATCAATATAAGTTTCTACATAATATACATCATCAGAACCTTCACGTCTTGTTTTCACCTGAATTTCCAAAGGAACTTTTTGGTCTTTCAAAGTCTTAAACGTTAATCTCGTTTTTGTTTTATAACCATCAGCTTCACTTTTAACCGTTGGCGCATCCCATGTATTTGATGTACCATCTTTTGAATCATAAACCTTTGAACCAACCTCATTGAATGGAACACCATTAGTAGTTAAACCCAATGCATTCCAAATTGAAGATTCATACAAAGCAATACGATTAACTGAAATTGTACCACCATTAGTATTGTTAGGAACTGCTTGCACAACACCTTCCCAACCAATAGCTTGCAACTTGTTAATGTTTCTTGATTCTGAAACGTTAAAAGATTGAATCATTCCTACAATACATCCATTTGCATAAATAAATATGTTAGTGGATGTCATTGCCCCTGCATTATCATATGAGGACAATGGTTTCATAGTGTTATTTGCTACACGAATATCATTTCTCGTAGCTCTATGAGTGTTTGTAGAAGTGTTTTGACCAAAGTTATTAAAGTGTCTAGTTGAATCATAAGCCATTATCTACTCACCCCCATTAACCATTATTCGTAATAACACTACTATATACGTCAGAATACTGAATCGTAGCCTGTTCTGTTACAGTAATTGTTCCACTTGCAATTGCTTTAGAATATGTTTGTAACCAACAATCTGTATATGTTTCAACATTATACGTTGTGTTTTGGTCATCAGGCAATTTCGTTTTTACCTGCAACTCCAAAGGAACACGTTGTTCTTTCAAAGTCTTAAACGGATTTCCTAACGTATTTGTTGAACTACTATATGCCGTTGCTGAATTATACACCTGACTATCCGTTGTTGCAAACTGACCAGTCGGTGTCAATCCTAATGCATTATATAAATTACCATTAAATATTGCAAAACGTGACAATGAAATCTGACCACCACGAGTATTACCAGGAACAGATTGGACAACACCTTCTGTTCCCAGTTCCTGTATCTTAACAATATCTCTAGATTCAGATGGAGTAAAGGATTGTACAAATCCAATTCTCATGTTATTTGAATATATTTCAATATTTGTACTAGTTACAGGTAGAGATGCGGAGTTATCCGCAATCTCTGGCATACCTGTGGCACGTTGAGTATTTAATGCTTTATTTGTACTTGAAGTATAAGCTGATTTTGTACCGCTTACTAATGCCATTAAAAATCACCTGCCATTAAAATTTTATAATATTCTGAAATTAAGCACTCATACCAAAGCTAATCGTAATATAGTTCAATGGAGAAACCGCTTCTATTTCAAAGTTAACAAGAACTTCGCGTGGGTCATCCGCACTATCTTTTACCGTCGGGCCTGTATAGCTTAAGATTATTTCTTGTGAAACAAACTGACTTAAAATACTATTAACTGTGAATTTAATGTTTGTTTTAGCAGCAGGAAGATTCTTGATACCAACATACATTTCATCACATGATTTACGAACCTGTGCAATAACATAGTCTTTAATCTGTACGTATGTGATTTCTGTTGTGATAATCTCATCATCTTTTGTGGTAATACCATGACGAACACGGATACCATTAGATTTTTCCTCAACAACACAGCAACCTGATTCAGCAAGTGCATTCTTTTCAACTTCCGTATATGTATCCAACAATGAGTTAAATCCACATGCGATTTTTTTACGTGTTAATGGCTCTGCTGGGTCATGCGTAAATGCAACCGTAGCAACACCCAATGCTAAATAGCAACCTGGCAATGTACGAGTATTAATTCTACCTGTTGACAAGTTTTTAACATCATAAGAAACACGACCAGGAGTTACATAAACAACACGTTCATCAGAATAAGCTTCTGCCTGTTGTTTCATACCCAAAGTCTTATCAGCAGCAGTTGCTGCTTTATTAATCTTCTGACCTGCATAAGAAGATAAGAATACCATACGCTCATGTCTTCCACTTTCAGCAGACATTGTATTAACATGAGATTGAGCATAAGAACCAACATTCGTTGAAGTTGTCAATGGAACAATCGCATTAACATTATCAACACCTGCAACATCCTTAGTCAATTTATCAATAGCAGCCTTCATTTCATAATCAGAATCATTTTTAGCCTGTACACATACGACTGGATTTACTCCTGCCTTAAATGCAAGTTCTGCACCTAATGCCAATGAGTTTGTTACAATTGAAGAAGCCGTTACATCATAGTTACCATATTCTTGAACAACATCGTCATAAGAATAGAAAACTTTTGGTTCATAATCTTCAATGGCTTTTTTGTATTTATAAGAAATATAATATACATTATTTTCCGCAATTGCTTCACCAAATGTAGCAGCAGTTGTAACAATACGAACCGTATCACCTGTATTAACGACATCTTTATCAAAATCAGGAAGCAAGAATGTAATACCAGGAATAATATTCAAATATTCTGATACTGCATCTACCTTTTTCGGGCCATAAATAACAGTGTTATCGGAAACTCTTGTTATCTGAACTTCTTTTGTTGCACTATCAACTACTTCCAAATCATACGTTCCACTAATAACCTCATCGGAATCAGTTACTAAGAAATATTTATAATCTTCAGCAGATTTTACTTCTTCCTTATTCACAGGAACGAATGATTCTCTCAATTTCTGAGAATACCCCGGAACCGTTTCATCAAAAACAACTTGCGGTTCAATTTCCGTTTTTGCGGCAATTGTTGTAATAGTTACACTATCACCAACTTTTGTAATTGATTCACCTGTAGTATCAGGAACAAACAAGTCCGTTATTTTCAATTTCAAACCAGGAACAGCAGTTGTATTAAAATCATTACTAACGCCCCATTCACCAATAATCTTCTTAGAAGAATTATCAGTTACACGATAGCAACCACAATTAATATGTGCTGAATCGGAATGGTCAAAAGCGTCTTCCAAATATGTAATTTCTAACGTATAAGAACCATCTACAATTGCATATTCTTGATTATCATTAACAACGGCTTCAATCTGTTCTTTTAATTTCAAACTTCTTTCATTTGCCTGTGCAGTAATTGCATATTCACCAGGTTGAATTGTGTTCCAAGCAATTTTATTACCCTCTTTAAGAGTAAAGGCTTTACCTTCTTCAAATTCTTTAGAACCTTTTACAATAGAACCATTGCTTAAAGCTTTATCTGTAACAGAAATAATTTCAAAAACATTTTTATATGCTAATGTGTCATATGATTGCGAATCGCTTTTTTTAATTGCTTCATTATATACTTCAAAATAATTTGCACCCGTACCAATCAAACCTAGCGCACGTGTTGCGCCTACATTATTTACGGTGCTTGCTGATTTTACAAAACGAGCATAGGCACCAGGAACTCTATATGGCATATATTTCTACCTCCATCCATTTTATTTTAAATGGCTACTTATTTTCACCATTTTTTTCATTATTTTTTTCATCCCTAGTAACATGATTATGTTCTATCCACTTATCATCAACTTTTAAATTCATGTCAACATTAACATTAAATTCATTCGGGTCAAGCAAGTCAACATCTTCAATCCATGTAGACCAGGTATTTATTCTTAACTGCGAAACATAAATTTTATCACTATTGTAATCTATTGTTGTTTCTCCAGCATAAGACAAATCTTTAACTATTACCCCCTGGTTTTGAATATAACGCCTTAATGAAAATCTCAACGCTTTCGCAACCAAATCAGTAAAAACCTCTCTATCCAACGGATTTCTACAACCAATATCTATCGTTAATGCGAATTCATAAATTCCCTGATAACGATACGCAATTATTGCACCTGTGCGTGGGTCTTTTATCTCCGTACACATATCACCTAATCCACTAGTTACCATGTTGCCCGTTGATGCACTTATAATAACTGTTGGGAATGCTCTTAATTGCTCTGGTTCAGAATCATAAAAAGAAGCCTCTGTAAAATGAGCATCACTTATTTGACTAGGTAATTTATTCATATAATTTTTTGGATTATTAAAATATAATCTCAAAAATTGTATGAATACATCTTTGGTGTGCTTAATCGCATTTTCCATTAACATTTACACACACCTCTTTTTTATTTGGTTCTATTAAAGAAATATTTTTATTTATTTTTATTATTTATACACACTATTGCATATAAAATATGCTAGTTATCCTAACACGATTTTATAAATTTTAATTACGCATTGTTATTTT